AGTTAACAGATTTGAAAGTAGATGTAGCTAAGATAGTTATGGCTACAGAAACTAATACAGAAAACATAGCTGCTTTAACAGCAGATATAAAAGAACTTACTAGGGACTTAAAAGATAGCCTATGTGGCAAGAATGAATGTGATGATTTGAAGAAGAGAATGTCTAAAGCAGAGAGTAAGATAGAAACTATCGAAGGAATACCTAATGCTTTAATGATGAGAGCTTTAATGACTCTTGTTGCAGGTACAGTTATGTATGTTATGTATTCAGCAGGGATTAGTAAGTAATGTTTAGTTTTGGTTCCAAGAGTAGAGATAAGCTGTCTGATGTAGATTCAATTATGTTGGAACTATGTGAAAGAGCACTAAAAGAATCAGATATAGATTTTAGCATCATAGAGGGGTTCAGAACAAAAGAACAACAGAAAGCCTTATATGACCAAGGCTTAACTGAATTAGATGGCTATATGTCTCTCTCTGCTCATCAAATGGGCTATGCTGTAGATATACTTCCATATGTTAGAGATGAGAATGGTTCTATGCTTGATTGCTGGAACTACAACAACCCTAAGGTAAGGTTGGCTTGGTTTGAAGTATATAGAGCTTTTCTAAGAGAAGCAAGATTGATGTCCTTAACTCTTGAGTTGGGATTAACATATAATATAAATGGGGTAATTGATTATCCTCATATCGAGATAAAGGATTAATATGGCTACATACACTTGGAGTATTCCATCAGGAAAAGAAATAAATGGTTCTACAAAAATTAAAGATACAGATAATAAGATATCTGATACTATTGATGATTTAGTAGATTTTGTAAATGGAGAAGGTAATCATTTAGGTCAAGGGTTATCTTATGACTTAGTAGATAAGGCTAGTAACCAAACTATTACTGGAGATAAGATATTCTCAGGTTCATTAACTGGTTCATTAACTGGTAATGCAGACACATCTTCAGCCTGTACTGGAAACTCAGCTACAGCTACTACTCTTAGTGCAGGAGCAGACAGAACTAAATTAGATGGTATTGAGACTGGTGCTACAGCAGACCAAACTGGAGCAGAGATTAAAGCTGCATACGAAGGTGAAGCCAACACTAATGCTTTTACAGATGCAGACCATAGTAAACTTGATGGCATTGAGGCTGGTGCTGAAGTTAATGTTCAATCTGATTGGAATGCAACTTCTGGTGATGCCCAGATATTAAATAAGCCAGCAACTCCAACAATTACAATTCAAGCAGCTTCAACAGCAATTGGGGGTGATACTACAGTTACATTGCCATCTAATGCAATTATGCTTCAGGGATATGCTTCTATTTATGGTGGGGGCAATGCTGGTGCTAGACTATCTGCTCAAATAAAGAACTCTGGCGGTACAATTATTGATTCGCTTGACCTTTGTGGTACTAACTATACTAACGGTAGTGATGGTGGCTCTGGAATGATTGACTCGCATAGCTTCTGTGTAATGCTCCCTTCTACTGCCCACTCTGTTCGGTTCTATCGCTCAAGTGGTAGTCAGGGTATTTCTGGAACAATTAACCAATATATGATTTATAGCTAGGAGTCATTATGGCTATACAGCAAATATTAACTTTTGAAGGAGGATTATCTACTAAGATATCTCCTCACTTAATTGGAAGAAATGAAGGTATCATTTGTCAAAATGTAGACCTAGAGAAAGGTTCACTGCATCCACTGCAAGACTTCTCTTTAGAGGCAACTACTACTGGTAAGTATACTGAACACTATAATGGTTCTTATATAGCTAACGCTGACCCAGATGATGAAAGATTCTATGCTGAGTATGCAGGTAGATTATATTGGTCTAATGCTGGGTATGGAACATATGGACTTATGAGGTATGATGGAACCAACACAGGCATTGATGCTGAAGCACCTAGTCCTCTTAATGAACTTGCTAAGCCAACACCTAATGCATCTACTGAGTTTGGTAGGCTAACCAATAATGCAAGCTATACTTATGCAATTACAGTAGTTGATGCTGATGGAATAGAATCAACTCCAATATTTACTGATGAGGTTGCTCTTTCTAACCCAAATGACTTATCAATACTACTGAGTGTAAACAAGGTTAATATGGATACATATCTACCAACTGGTCATACAATGAACCTTTACAGAACAGGTGGAGCTAATCCTACATATAACTTAATCATGGAGAATATGTCTCCAGATAATCCTGCTGTTATTGATGGTGATATTGACCCAGATTATGCTACTGGTCACTATCACTTCTTAGATGACAAAGCAGATATTGATGTATCAAGAATAGAGTTAACTACATTTGAAAACACTCCTCCTCCTGAAGATTTAGATATGCTTATTGAGAATCTAGGAACATTCTGGGGTTCTGTAAATAATAGAATTTACTTTAGTAGAGTAGGTACTCCTGAGTTTTGGGGACAACTAGACTATGTAGTGCTTGATAAGCCTTGTACTGGTCTTGGAATATTCTCTGATTACATTATGGCTTTTACAGAGTCTGGTGCATACAGAATAGCAGGATACAGTAGAGATACTGTGCAGGTAGAAAAACTACCATATAATCAAGGGTGTGTAAACAAGGATACAATCACTAATATTGATACTTATCTTGTATGGGTATCTAAGAATGGTGTATGTTTATTTGATGGTTCTCAGATACAGGTAATGACTAAACAGAAGCTAGGATGGGATGATTTCAACTTGGTTGATGATTTATCATATGATGACTTTAGTGAGACACAACAATGGAATACTGGCTCTGGGTTTGAGGTTACTTTCTCAAGAGGATATAGAGATAAATACTTCGGTATATATTCTGGTGGTATTGGTATTCTTGATATGAGTAGTGGTGTTAAGTTCTACACGGTTGAGTTTCAAGGAGCAGACTCTTTATTCTACAACGAAATAGATAATGTCTTATTTATTGTTAAGGGTACTGAGATATATTCTTACAATACTAGCAATAATCTTATGACAGCTACATGGAAATCAGGTAGAGTTGCAGATGAAGGAACTAATGTGAATAAGCACTATAGAGATGTTGAATTAGATGGTACTCCAATATCTGTAGAGGTATTTATAGATGGAGAATCTAAAAAGATATACTATGGAAAGAGTAGATTTAAGCTTCCTGCTGGTAGTATAGGTAGAGATATACAGTTTGAGATTAAAACTAATACTGAGATTAGAAGTCTTAAATATGAGTACACTACATTAAAGGCATAGAATGAAAAGCTCACAGATTAAAGACACAGCTACAAGGGTAGCAGTAGAAGACCTAGAAAAGAAGATAGCAAGGATACAAAGTGTTCCTCAACTACCAAGAACAGCTAGTTTAGCTTCTGTGATAGATGCTATCAATAAGCTAACAGACTCAATAAAAAGAAGATAATATGAAGCTAAGAAAATTTACAATTGAAGATTATGAGCCAGTAGTAGATATGTACTATGAGTTTACAAAAGAAGTATATCCTGACAGAAAGATAGGACCTAAGTATTTCTTTTATACTATGGTATCTTCTTGGATTAATTCTTCTAAAGATATTGTCTTAGCAGTCAAAGGAAAGGATATAGTAGGATTTACTATGTCTTTTATAGAAGACAACAGTGGCATTACAGAACCAATATACTTTGGGGAATTAGCTTATGTAAGACCAGAACACAGAAAGACTAGAGCAGGATACTTACTGTACAATAATGTATCTAACTATGCTAAAGAAAATAACTTGACACTAGTAGCCAATGGTTTAGCAACTAACGGTGTGTCCGATATGATAAGAAAACATTTCGATTGCAAGGAAATGTTTATTAATTTTGAAAGGAATATATAATGGGTGGTGGTAAAGGCGGTGGTTCTTCACAAAGACCAGTAACAGCAGAGGAAAAGAGATTATGGGATGCACAAGCAGACCAATTAGATAGTTTAAGAGTAGTTGCAGAAGAACAGCATGGATTAGCGTTAGAGGATAGAGAGTATTATGAGGAAGTATTTAGAGATGCTAATACTCCTGAAGCTCAGACAGCATTTGCTGACTTACAAGAGCAACTAACAGGAACTAGACCAAACGAAGGAAGCATTACTTCAGACTCTCTATTAAGAGATGTTCTTGTTGGTTCTTCTGGTGAAATGCAAAGAGCTACTAAGCAATTTGTAGCACAGCAAGAGAAAGACTTTGGAGAGTTTAAAGGTAAACTGTCAGGACTATCTAAAGAGTATGCATCTCAGATTAAATCTATTGGTTCAGACTATCAATCAGAACTAGCAGATATTAAATCTAAGCTAGGTACAGCAGATGAAGATATTCTTAGCAGAGAAACTGGAGCTGCAGCAGCAGGTATCAGCTCTTCATATGCAGAAGCTAGAAAAGGAATAAGTGCTGAACTAGCTAGAAGAGGATTAGCAGGTACTGGTGTAGAAGCATCAGCATTAGGTCAAGCATACCAAGCAGAAGCTATGAGTAAAGCTGGAGCTATGAGCCAAGCTAGATTAAGTGCTATTGGTTTATCAGACCAAAGAAGACAGCAACAGTTAGGGATAGCAGGAACTCAGTTCCAAGCAGGACAAGCAACAGCAGGTGGAGTGTATCAGCAACAAGCAGGAGTAGCAGGACAACTGTATGGTATGGGTTCTCAAATAGGTCAGCAGGGATACCAGCTAGATATTGCTAGTAGACAGCAAGGTATTGGTAACTTACAATCACTTAGTGCAGCAGGACAAGGTCAGTATGTAGGTGCTCAAAACTATTTAGGTCAAGCAGCAGGTTCTTATGCTCAAGGTGCTCAAATAGCGGGTAGTAGTGCAGCTCAGATGGGTCAACTAAATGATGCATGGGCAATGAATCAACAGAAGATGCAACAGCAAGCTGGAGCAGGATTAGGAAAGACGACTATGGGCATAGCTGGGCTAGGTGTGTCTGGTGGTGGTAGCTTAGGCGGAAACCTTATTAAGAGCTGGTTTTAGGAGTATAATATGAGTTTAGCATTTATGAGTGGTCTCTATACAGGACTAGGAGAAGGACTTGAAAAGTTCAATAAGAATGAGCTAGAAAGAGAAAAGAAGAAACAAGAGAAGATTACTGCTAATAACAAGGCTATAGCGAAGAAGCAGGCAGATGAGGTTGATTGGGCTTCTAAAACAGAAAAGAGCTTTGAAGAGATTAATGAGAAGATTACTAAACTAAAACAATCTGATTCTAAATTAACTCAAGGAGAAAGAGAAGCAGAATACAATAGACTACAACAGCAGAAAAGAGATACTGTAACTAGAGTTGGTTCTGAAGCTGCAAAGCTTGGATATTCTATCCCTGAATCTCTGACTACTGCTGATTATTCTAACTATAAGAATATAGATGGAAAGTGGACAAACGATGATGAGTTAGCTTCAGTAAAAGCAGACCCTAACTTAATGTTCAAGGAAGGTAAAGTCTTACAGAGAACAAAGACTGCTATTTATGGTTCAGATGGAAAGACTGTTGTTACTCAAGAAGAATGGCAAGATACTGGTGTTGAATACCAAAACGTAGAAGATGTATTTGCTACAAAAGAAGGAGAGACTAAGCCTACTGCTTATACTACTAGAGTTATTGGAGAATTACCAAAAGGGATTCAAGACAAAATACTCGCAGAGAACCCTAATCTATCACAGAAAGACAGTTTAAGCAACTCTGCTATTGCTTCTTACGAAAAGCAACAAAAAGGTGCTAGTGTAACAGACTTAAGAGCTGCTCACTCAGAACACAACACAAACAATCCGAACAATAAGCTAACTTTGGCTGAATTCAAAACACAGGTATGGACACCAAAGAAAGCCAAGTATGCCGTATATACTACTCCAACTGGGGTTCAATATAGAATGAACAAAGAGACTGGAGAGATGACAACCCTTGAGGGAGCAACGATCAGCTCAAAGACTCCTACTGTAGCTACTACTGATGGCTCTATTGCATATGCAGACACAGACGGAAATGCTTTGGTTGATGATAATGGGAATATACTATATAAGACAATAAGTAAAAAAAGCCAAGATATAACAGAGGCAGGAGCTATTAAAGAGAGCTTATTTGCACAGCTTGACTTAATGGGGGAGGCAATAAAAGAAAATCCTAATGCAGTTGGCTCTATTGGTGAGAACTTTACTGACTTTGTTGGCAATGTTGCAAATGATGTACTAAAGATAGATACTGTAGATAGAGAGACAAGAGAGCGACTAGATCAGTTCAGTGGAGCTATTGCAGCACAACTAAGAGAGATGTCTGGAGAAGCTGGAGTAATGACTGAGCCAGATTTTGAAAGATACGTAAGTATGATGCCAAACAAAAATGACTCTCCTAAAGCATATGCAAATAAGCTAAAGAGACTGAAGTCTGACCTGAAAGCCAAATACGGAAATCAGATTAAAGCATTTTATGGGGAAAAAGCAAAAAGGATCAGTGGAGAAGAAAGCAAAGATTCAAGGCTTGACAGCATTAGAGACAGAATAAATAAAAAGAGAGGCCAGTAATGAGTGTATATAAGCAGTTGCAAGAAGAAGGGTTCTCTGATGAAGAGATTAGAGATGCAACCCTCGAAGAAGACTCTGATAGAGTTACAGCCTTAATAGAAGAAGGGTATAGCCCAGAGGAAATATTCTCTGCTATATCTGAAGAGGATGAGACTCCACTTGATGTCCTTATGCCAGAGGAGACCACTCCTAGAATTGATACTAGTGGGTTTAGTAGAAAGTCTATACTTTCTCTTGAGATAGCTGATGAAGTGTATCAGGAGAAGATTAAGAAATTGGATAGCAGTGGACAGGATCCAAAAGCTATCGCTCTACTTAAAAAGAAAGCTGAACTTGAATTTGAAACTATTAAAGATGATGAAATAAACAAAAACAAACCAGCACCAACAATGGGAGTAGCTCACGAACCAAAGAGTTTTGGAGAGCAGTCTATAGATGCTTTAGAGGCTATCACAGAGCCTTTTAAAGATCCAAGCGAACTAGGACTCAACTATTTAAAGAAGATGGGTACAGCAATAGGCGGAACAGCAGAGAATGCATTTAATATTCTTACTGGAAGTGATATTAACTATTACGGGAATCTTAGAATAGAAGCAAAAAAAGAAGCTGAAGAACTAGATGCTAGAATAGACCCTGAAGGTAAAGCTATCTTGTCTCCTACTCAAGCGACTGCCCTAGCAGCAGAATTGGCAGCCTTTGGAATAAGCAAGCCATTATCAATGCTAAGCACAGAGTTTTGGTTTGGATATGTAAATGAGTTTAATAAATCTGGAGATATTACCGACTCTATATCTGCTGGCGCAACGCAGGCAAGTATTGCTGGTGGCTCTCAATTGTTATTAGAAAGTGGAGTTAATGCTTATAAGGTAATGAAAGGGGGAAGAAAGTATTCTGTTGGAGCATTAGAACTTCAAGAGAGACTCAATATTCCTCAGCATGAATTTGAAGCAGTGCTAAAAGATATTCCTGCTGAAAAGCAAGCATTAGCTATATCTAATCAATATGGCGGTAAGGCTCAAGGTTATCAAGTTGCTGCCACTGCAGATAGCACTATATTGCAAGGAAAGCAAATGGACGCTATTGCAGCAAGGTCTAGCTATTTAGATAGTGCTACAGGGAGAGCAGGCTACCAAGATATTAAAACTCACACAGACATTCTGTATCAAGAGATGAGAGATATGACAAGAAGCAGTGAGATTATAGTTGATGGTTCTGGGCTAACAAATAATCTAAGTGAAGCTCACAAAATCAGTGCCTTTACTGATGAGATGGATAGAGCAATCGTTTCAATGCAAAACCAGTTGGCAGATAATCCTAACCTTACTTTTGATGAACTGCTAGAGTTTAGACAAAAGGTAAATAGCAACTTATCTAAAACAAAAGCTGATTCAAGAGCTAAAGCTGTATGGTCTAGCATGAAAGACAATGTGGATGACCTAATAAAAACAAATGCTCCTAAAGAACAACAGAAGTTTGTCTCTGATGCTATAGATCAATATAAAAGAACTGCTGATCAAAAAGAGATAATAGACATTATTGAGAAGCACTCTAAGACTCCCGAGAAAATATCAAGAGGAACAAGGGGCGATATTATTGCTGTGGACTATAATGCAGCATATAAAGAGCTATCAGAAACTAAACTGAACACTCCCGAGATGATGTCTTCTATGGCTATACTGAAGCAGTATGGATTAAAGTTTGGTAATGATTTTAGTATATTGAAAGCTGTAGATGTAAAGCCAGTAGAGAGAACAAAGTTCTATGTGGCTGGAGAAGTGCTAGGGTGGTTAAAGCAAACATTTGTAAGGTTTGGAGAAGATTTCAATACTGGAGTAATCCAAAAAGAAATAAAAAAAGCAATTGCTCTTAGTGATAGTCCTGAAGTGTTTGCTACCAAGATCATAAAAAATAAAAACATACCAGATGAGATTAAAGGTGTCTTGTCAGAGAACTTATCAAACATGGATACTCTTAAGGCTCAGAATATAATGAAAGAAAAGAATGTCAAGAGTATTATGGATAATCTTAAGTCTAAACAGAAGCAATTACCTCCTCCTCCTAGAATAGACGCTGAGATTACACCTCAAGGACAGGTTGTTCCTCCTAAGGCAGGAGAAGCAATGGCTACACAAGAGAGGATAGCTACAGAACTGGGCAAAAGACAGAAAGGAAGAGGTGCAGCCTATGATCCAAAAGGAGAGTTTAAAGATCCTCAGTTTAAAAAGAAGGACATTGAAGTTGAGCTAATGGATGATGCAACGCCTCAGGGATTACCTTCTCCGAAAGGAACCCGAGATATTATAGATGTTGATGTAGTTGAAACTAAAAGCAAAAAGAAGTTAACTGAAAAAACTGCCAAAGCATACAATAAAGTATCGACTGAAATAGCAAACAAACAAAAAGAAATTAAGATTTTAAAGAATGCACTCAAGGGAGTGGGCAAACTAAAGACTACTTCTGCAAAAAAGAAAGCTATGAATAAAGACTATGCTAAGCAAATAAAGAAGCTTAATGCTGAGATGGTAACTCTAAAAAAGAAACTACCAAAAATATAAAACTACTGAGGGGTATCAATATACCCCCGATAGTTCTACTTCCTGAGTCTGTATCTTTTAATTCTAACAGACTCTACAGTTCTGCTAGTCTGTTCAGCTATATACTCATCAGAGTGATTAATGAATAATTCAATCTCTAATGCAGTCCATCTCTTATACCTACAAGTTTCTTTTTTTGTTGGTTCTTTACCAAGCAAACTACTTAGTAATTGTTTTATTCTTTCTATCATTTTCTACTTCCTTTATATATTTCTTTGCTGAACTTTCTCTATAGAATATCTTTTCTATCTCCCATTCATTTAGATTCTCAGCTCTAGCTACATACACTAAGTATTGCCCACTATTATTCTTTGCCCATTTTCTAATTAAATGATTCATTGTTTGCCCCTAGAATGTTTTATCCATTCTAGCAGAATAAGTATTCCAAACAGACTAACTATTATCATAACAGGAATTATATTCTCTGTATTAATCATTTTCTAAATCCTTCATCTATAAAATACTGTAAGAACATAGCATTAACCGCTACATGAGCCAGATGAGGCAGCTCTGATTCTGTATCAAATTCTCTGCCTTTCAAGTATTCGTTCATGTGTCTGTAGAGAGCATCCTCATATCTGCTCTTATCCTCGCACAGCTTCCAGTTATCCTTGCTATACTTCTTGGCACCCATAGTTAATACCTTAGCCATACCTTCAATAAAGTCTGGCTCCAGTAAACTCATCATAGGTTTATCGTTATCATACTTGATAAATTCATCATGTTTTCCTGCCATTGCTTTTGCATATCCTGTTAAATTAGTTTCCATTTTTGAATCTCCATCTAAACCCACCTGCTGTTTTTTGCTTACCTGAACAGACTCTTGAAATATCTCCCCCGTCTACCCCTGTTTGTCGAGAAGCTTCTCGTGTAGAATGGTATGTGTTTGCGATGCTTCCGTCTTTGCATAATTGCTCTACCGCTTTGTTTTGCTTGTTATTTCTGCCTTCCTTCTTATCCTTACAGGCTTTAGCTCTATTTTCCCTCCAAGTGACTAACTGTATGTTTGCCATAGTGTAGCCTATATAGTCATCGATGCGGTCTACACTAGGTATGTAGTCTTTTTGGTAATCTAACCTCTTGTAGTTATCATATAAGACATGGAACTTTTTCTGTGAATAGAGCCATTCTCGCAATTCCTCTTTCGAGTAGGTAGGCATAGCATGACCCCTTTGTTTAGAACTTGACCTTTGGTGCCTATATAATTTAGTTACTAGACCCTCTTTGCTTCTGTAGTAATTTAGATTCCTTTGTTTGTCGCATTCCCTGCAGATGTGATGGTATCCATCTTTGTGGCTCTTATTTCGATTAAACTCACCAAACTCTTTCTTTGTTTTACAATCACTACACTTCTTCATTTATCACTTCTTCTTTTTTAGCTCGAGTCTTATTGCCTATCATGTGACTCTTAAATTTAGATATATTGCCATCTAGGATTTCTTTCCACATTTTCTGGTCTATGCATCTGTCTAGCAGTAGCTGTCTAAATATTCTACAGTCTGCATGAGATAGAGTTACTCTGCCTTGAAACTTATCATCATTAGTTATCCATGTTACCTCAAACTTATCATCTTCAGCTTCAATTGCATCCCATATGTTTAGCTTCCAGTTTATGTTATTCTTGCTCATCTTTTTCCTTTATTATTTTATCGTACCACTTAGTCCATTCACCTCTACGAATATCTATATTACCCTTATAAAACTTACCACCAATTTGTTGGTTTAGGTTCTTAGAATCAAATAGAGCATCCTCGATAAATAGACAGTAGTTCTCCCAATATGTTGTTCCATACTTATCATTAGTTAATCTAAGTATCTCTTTCTCTATAGGTATATACCCTTTAGTATCATTACAAGAACCAACATAGGTCCTCCAATCAGATTCTACTAGAGACTTTCTCTTTCTTTTATATCCCTTTAATGGCGGAAGAGTCTTAGTCTTCCAAAATGATTTCTTACCATAATAAGTAAATATTTCTCCATCACCATCTTCAAAGAGTATACGATATATAAACCCCTCAGCTTCAACTGGAAACTCAGGATTAAAATCTTCACCTTTATATTGCCAAGTCATTGCTTC